GATGGTAAGAAAGTTGTCAAAGAGATCAAACCAGAACAAGGTAAAGGCATTTGTTTTAACAATGTTCCTCACTATCAACACTATCCAAAGTCAGGTGCAAGACTAGTTTTAGTTGCTACTTTCATATAGGTACCTACGTTGAAACCAGAGCGTAAATTATGGTTAGATTGGAAGAAATCTACACCTGAAATATCGTGGACAAGACTAGAAAATTTAAGCTCTTTTGGTACGCCAGACCTATTGGGATACAACAAAAATAAAACATTTTTCACAGTAGAATTAAAAGTGGTTAAAGGTAGTAAAATTAGATTCTCACCACATCAAATTGCGTTTCACGTGAGACATCCGGATAACTCATTTATCCTAGTTAGGTCTCTCGCTTCTGGAGACCTAAAACTTTATGAAGGAAACAAGATACTGGAGCTTGCTGCTTGTGGCTTGTCGCTTGAGGCTTGTGCGTTAGGGCTTGAGGCTTGCCGCTTGCGTCTTGCTGGCCTTGGGGCTTGAAGCTTGTGGCTTGCTGCTTGCGGGTTGAAGGCCCGGACCAGGACGAACGCTACCATTACACCCGTCGGCTAAAGTTAAGCTAATTGCCTGGTCCGATTTTGGGACTGAGCGTTCCGGCTTTACCCGTTGAAGCTCCGATAAGTCCCTATTACGCTTGCGTAATTCTTTATAATACTTTGGGTGATGCCACATTTCAATGTTTCCAGTAACTAATATTAAAAATTTCTTTATTCCAGCAGCTCCGGCAATCATTGCACGCGTTGTCTTGCTGTGGAGCTGGACAAGCCCTGGAAGAAAGGCCAAACCAGGGCTTGTCTTCTGTTATAACTGTTGACACATTGGGCCAGCTTTTAATTGGCTCCTGATCAACCATCGGAACAGAAAATCGAACGCACAAATTCTCAGGGCAATCTTTCAAGAATTTTTTTACCCAAGATTCACGCGTTGGCATCCAGTGACTGGTCTCAGGGGTGAGCTTGCACACTGCAAAAATTTTCAGTAAGTGCTCTTCGTCCTGAACGTCGCCGCTGTCATGCCATCTAAAATATTTTGATTTTTTTGAATTAATTAATAATGCCATAGCTCCGGTCCACAGTGGATGGCGTATTGCTGCCAGCCTTCGATATTGTGCCTCCTGAACAACCTTGAAGACGTAACAACCTTTGAGCGCGTAACAATCGCTGCAAACTGTGTTGTCCTGCTGTGCCAGTTTTGATCCGGTTTTGCATTCTTTGGCAGGTAGACCATAGGCCCAGCCTGGCATCTTTGAAGGTTTTGAAAGACCTCCGACTATTTTTAATGCTTCCTTAGTTTTCATTTTTGCCTTTCTGTTTTATAGGAAATTCCTATAATATAAATTCTTAATTGTCAAGCTTGAGGCTTGAGCCTTGCAGCTTGCCGCTTGTGGCTTGACTCCGGCGTTAGGCCGGAGCTTGCGCCCGAAGGCGCACACTAGCTCTCAGCTTCAGGAAAACGTCCTCGTATCCCAGCTGCGGCCCAGTGAGTTTAATAACTAGTATGTATTTCTCACTGGTCCTGACCAGCTGTCGCGCAACGTAACATTCTCAATTACAGCTTCTGCTTGCTGCTACGCCTGTAATCACAACTGATCTCCGATCCATCCATGCAACTACTACGATTAGGCAGTTTCATAGCTATCTGCCAGCGCATAATGGATCGGAGATCAGTAGGGCTGTCCGGAATTAGATCACCCTCCTACTGATCCCAGGACACTAGATTGAAGCCCAGCGGCAATTGTTTACCGGCTAGCCAGGGCTTAACACCAGCAACGGCGCTAGTGTCCAGGGATCAGGCGTGGCAAGATGAGGGTGACAAAACCCTGTAACCACGCTTTGATCCTACTTGCTTTTGCCGGTGCAAGTCCCGTTAAGATTTATAGTTTTGTTTCAGCGATAAATCTTCAAATGAGGCTGAATATCCTATATAATCCCCTTTACAAAGATTGTCAAGTAGTATATAAAAATAAAATTAACAGAAAGGAAACAATGACTACAAAAAAACTAACACTTAACGCAGACAAGCGAAAGGTTATAGCAGACGTGTTTCAATCTTTTTATGAAGATAAAATAAAAGATAAATTGATTGAAGCAAAAAAACAATATGACTTGATGAGAGTACAAGCAAAAGAAAAAATAAATCAAGTTGTAAGGTTTCATCAACCACAAAAAGATGTTGATACAATTAGAGAGATGATTGGAAAATACAATCGTGCCGGTGGCGAGTTGTATGAAGATAATTGTTTTTATGTTCAACACCCAATTAAAAAAGTTGATGATGAGGGTAGAGAGTATGACGCAACAGATGAAGTTCACGTTAGATTTGATATGGGCAGAAATTTTGCTAGAGCATACTACCGAGATGAGATGAAAGCAAAAGGTCTTAACCCAGACTTTCATTTGGCTATTGAGGGCGACTACTCAAAAAGAAATCCAAAATATTACAATGATGAAACATCAGTAAATCAATATTTGGGTTTTAGTCATTCAAGGAATGACGCAACAGGAAATGTATCTTATCCTAAAGATAAATGGGAAAGTGATTTTAAACTTTGGACTATTGGTTCTAGTTATTGTCACTCTAGAAATTTTAAAGTTGATGAAAATACTTTAGAATTTTTTAAGATGTATCGTGCAAGTGCCGACAATGTAATTAAAGAACACGAAAAAATGTATAGTTATGTTGAGGGCAAAATGCAAAAAGTAAGATTAGGTTTAAAATCTTATAAATACTTTGAACAGGCAAAACAGTTAGCTGATAAAGTTGGAGTAGCTTTGAACGAAAGTGTATTGAACGAAAGTAGTTCAATGGCATTGTCAGTTTATAGCCCAGAAAATCTGGCTAATCTTTTAGAAGATAAAGTTGAACCGACAAAAGCTGAAAAAATTGCAATCGCTAAAAAACTATTAGCCGAGCAAGTTGCAATAAATTAACAGTTGACAGGGTATCCTATTTAATATAGGATACCCTTATTAACAGAAAGGTAAAAATGATAAAAGATAAACACTTCAAAATAACTTTTTATTCTAATAAGGATAATAAGCATATAACTAGAAATGGTAAGTTTGATGACAAGTCTAGATTTTGGAAATCTAAAATCGGCGAGGCTTTATTTACTTACTTTGATTTAGATCAACAAGGATACAGGACTGCTAAAAAGTCTTGGACTGTGAGGTATTAATGATAGGAAAATTATTAATGTTTATGACAGGTCTGATACTTGGTATGTTAGGAATGCTAACTGCATTTCATTCTGATCATATGACTGTTGCAGTATTACTTTTGTTTGCCGGTGTTATGTGTATGCACCAAGGATTGCCAAGTCCTAGTGCTAATGCAAGACTCCAAGAATACGAACGTAGACACCAAGAGTGGTTAAGAAAATGAGTGGCGATTATGTCTGGTGTCACGGACCAAAGTGCCACGAAAGTAAAACAGTTGACAGGATACGAGGAACCAAGGGAAACAAAGTTCTAAGGACTAGGAAGATCGCTCAGAATAGTTGGAATGCAAGAACAGTCTGGTCCCACTTCTGTAGTCAAGGTTGTTACACAGATTTTATGCACAAGTTTTGGGATGAGATGATTGCATTGCACCCTGTCCCTAATGCTCTTGAAACAAAAATATCTGATCCTGTTAAGACTAAGCATACAACAAGTTATGGTCACGTATGGACCACAACAGACTTTAAAACAGTTGACGCATAGTAGCGAGGGACCACTAATAGTGGTCCCAAGCCAATCCAAAAAATACAAATCCTATCTATAAACTAAGCGAATACAGCGAAAAAGGGGTCCCACTACTTTTACATATGTGCCTTGATTTATACATTCATAGCGTATAAATTCATTTGAGGTTCCAAAATTAAACCTAAAAAATTTTGCAAAAAAATTTTTCGAATGAAAATAGATATAGATAAAATAAAAAAACTTCCGCCTGATGTAAAAAAAGAGTTTATGAAAACTTATCTCAGGTATTCTGAAAAGATCAAAGAAGGTAAGATTCAAAACGATTTTATGTCGTTTGTAAAACATGTTTGGCCTGAGTTTGTCCAAGGAAGACACCACAAAATTATTGCAGAAAAATTTAACCAAATAGCTAATAAAAAAATT